GTACTCCTTTAAAATCACCATCACCATAATATTAAGGAGATAAAATATGGCAAACGTAGTACCGTTTTCTTTTAAAGGTGAACTTATGTCAGGGACACACAATTTTTCTACTGGCGGGGACGGCTTTAAAATAGCATTGTACACATCTAATCCTTACACAACATCTAGCACAGTTGCTTTAACTACTAACGAAGTTTCTTCTGCAGGTAGTTCAAACTATGCTAGAAAATCTTTAACTAGTCAAGCTGTTGTAGCTACAACTGCAACTACATCTGTAGATTTTGCAGATGTAACGTGGTCAAGTGCAACTTTCTCTGCAGCTTTTGCAGCGATATATAATGACGATAAATCTGATAAGTTGTGTGTAGTTTTAGATTTTGGTGGAACGAAGACAGCAACGAATGGTGACTTCACTATTTCGTTTCCTGATCCTTCTACTGCTAGTAATGCAATTATTAGTTTAACATCGTAGGATTTTAAATGGCGTTTAAATTAAATGATAGGGTAAAAGAATCCAGTGCAACTACTGGAACA